TTAGACGCCCAAGCATATACAGTGATAGTTACGGGATCATCTCCTCCATTAGAGTGTTGCAAAGGTTGCATTGACTTAATAGTCATTTCACCCATGTCACTCCTATCAGTTTCACTAAGAGATATATAATTTTTTGGCCAAAAGAACGGTAAATCTAATTGACCTCCTGAGTTATTTGTTGGGTTCAGGAAAAAATGTGGCTTTTGTGATGCACCGATTAAGTCAACCGTTAAGAAATTGCGTTCAACCGTTAGATCATCATATCCATTATACGGATTATAGGAAACCAAGCTCCTACCATAATGAAAACCAGTCCCAGAAATAATAATCTTAACGTGTAATTGGCTTCTGTAAAGTTCAAAATTAGCGATTTTTTCGGCTACACGTGGATCATTGAGAAATAGTTCCCATGGATTAAAGCGCTCAAAGAAAGGTTGACCAACGGACCATTGATATTCTTTGATACGGGTGGGTCTTCCTAAAAATGAACCAAGAGAAGCATCAGAAGTGCTACTCAAATTCATTGTAGAATCCCAACCTGCGCCAATAGATGTGGTCCAACCAGCATCCTGCTCCTCAAAGTTGGTAATTTGTGCCGTAAGGTTTGCAACACCTTCTTCTTGAATAGTACCCAGTGCACCAGACTGGGGTTTATATAATGAACGGTTTATAGAGACCGCTCGCTCTGTAATAAAATTTGTAAAATTACTAATGCGATTTGTTGATACGGGTCAGATACATGCATCATTGCACCTGCCTATTCACACCTTTGTTTGTGGGGCTATTAACCACTGTAGATAAATATCTACTCGCATGTTCGCGTCATTCTTATCTCATTAAAGCAGTCTGCCTGCATGGTATGTGCTAGACCATACATAACACCTGTAATCAGAAATGAGTTCGGTTTTGGTTTCAATTTAGTAACGACGACACTACCGCAGCGCCTCCGGACAGTTTTATGACATGACGGTCAATGCCTTCTTAAAAGAATGTAATAGGAATTGCATCCAAAAATTCCTCATATACAGCGGGAAAAATTAATTCTCCATGTACATCTACAATTTCAAATCCATATTCAGTGTAAGTAATGGCATAAATAGTGGCATCAGGCCTCAATATAGCAATAACATTTGCATACTTCATTGCTTGTTGTCTGACCTTTCGCCTATAGCTTCCGTTTCTTCCTACAACTCTCTTGCATTCAATAACGAGATAAACATTCTCAAACTGATAAAGCAAGTCTCCTTGCCCAAAATTAGTTGAGATTATGTCATATTGCTCATACGCAGGGCTACCTAAAATAGATTTCACTGACGCAATAAGCGTATCCTCCTGAGAGACAGCAGAAAGCTCAGATACCGATGACCGAGAAGAAGCATCAAATGCAACTGAATCAATAGTAAAACCTTCGTCATCTGGTTCTGATTCAATAGTACCACTTTGTGGTGTGTACTCATACTTTTCTTTGAACGCTTGCACACGATCATCGAAATCTTGATCCAAAGTTAAGCAATAAAGATTTGCTTCTTCGGCAATTTGTTTCATTTGTTGACGACGGTGCTCAAACACCTCACGTCCATGAAAGAAAAATTCACGTAGTGCTCCATCAATGTTCTGAGCACAAACCTCCTCAGGCGTCACTGCGGTAGGTTTCAAAATAGAATGCAAAGACTTAAAAATAGAATCTTCGTCCAAACACCCTACAAACAATCCTAATTCCTCCTCATACCTGTCCCTCCTTTTCAGGAAATCAGCCTCATACCTTGACATGTAATGAGTTGGAATAGATGTCTTATCTGGCATAGTGAATACCATATCATTTTCTTTCAAAATGTTAGCCATGGAAATATGATTAAACAGATCAAAACCTGGTCGAACAGATCCCTTAGCATCATCACCATATGTCATTGTCGCAACAATATCCCTGTATGTAGCATCCCTACCTAAAGATAATTCGCGTCCAATGCGTGACATGGATTCGATAGGATAAATCTCAAAAAAGCAAATCCTATGCAACAAAGAATTGACAATACTATTGACATAAACAGTCAGATTTTGCCCTGATGGGTTG